GTCAAATATATGCCCAGTGGCAAGACTGCTAATGACATTCGTGCATACTTAAAAGAATATGAAATCAAAGTAGGCAAGAAAGTTGATGTATTGTTGGTTGACTATTTGGACTTGTTAATGCCCTTGAGCAAGAAGATTAGTCCTGCAGACTTGTTCATCAAAGACAAGTATGTATCAGAAGAACTGCGTAATCTAGCAGTGGAAAAGAACTGTGTGTTTGTAACAGCGGCACAGTTGAATCGAGGTGCTGTTGAAGAAGTTGAGTTTGATCACAGTCATATCTCAGGTGGTTTATCTAAGATTCAGACAGCAGATAATGTGTTCGGTATCTTCACCAGCAGAGCCATGCGTGAACGTGGACGCTATCAATTACAGTTAATGAAGACTCGTAGCTCGAGTGGAGTGGGCATGAAGATTGATCTAGAGTTCAATCTAGAAAGTTTGAAAATCAGCGATTTGCCTGAGGATGAGCAAGAAAGCACCAACGGGGCTGCTCGCGGGGGGTCTAGCATCATTGAACAGATCAAACGCAAGACTGAACTTACCGCACGTGAAGAACCCAGTGACAGCAAATCTGGTTGGGAACGTGCTGAACCCAAAGACGGATTCAGCCTAGATAAACCCAAGGTGCGAGCACAGGTAGAAAGCACAAAGCTGCGTGAAATATTGAATAGCATGAACACAGATGAAGAATAAAGTAGTTGAGTTGATGAAGTGGTCGCCCGAAAACAACGAATACATTGAAATCAGTTGGCCCGAAGTGCATAAAACTCTAGGACTAGATCAGACTAAATGGCTGTTGAATCAACCGCATAATGTATGCCAATTGGTATTAGAAAGAAACAGCACGTTCTGCCGCTTATTGGCAGAATTCTATGATGATGCTGCATTGATTAACTATCACTTAATGTGGGCTAAATAATGGATGAGAGCAAAAGAGTTTATAACTGAGCGAGAAATGCCCGAACGCAAGAGTCGGGCAATGAATCTTGCCTTTGAGTTTCCTACCATGCCCAGCTCAGATGGGTATCAAGTCTATAGATTTGGTGTTGCTATGGCCAATCATAAAGAACCGCCCTACGGTCCTGCTGGTCAACATGCTGTGATCAGTGCGTTCACACCCGAAGAAGAAGAGATCATCCATGCAGCTGAACGAGCCACTGGTCATAAGGGACGAATACTAGCTGATCGCGGCAGCAAAGAGCCCAGAACCACAGAAACTCAAAGTCCTGTGGCTCGACCCAAACGCAATCGTTACGGAGTTTGATATGCGACTGCGAGAATTTTCCCAAACAGATTTTGTCACGGTAAACTCAGAGCTGAATCCCAAGTTATGGCAAGGCGGGAGACTGGACGGTGAAGTTCGTCTTAAACTCTTGCAGATTGCTCGTGCATTTGTGGATTTTGTGGGTGTAGATCTAGATGTCAAAGACTACACCATAACTGGATCAAATGCCAATTATACCTGGAGCAAATACAGCGATCTTGATCTACATGTGATCATTGAAGGTGAAGTCTCAGATGCACAAAGAGAGCTGTTTTCAGCAAAAAAGGCACTGTGGGCAGAATACCATGATATCACTGTCAAAGGCCTGCCTGTGGAATGTTATGTGCAAGGTGAATCAGAAACACATCACAGCACAGGTGTCTACAGCGTGGTCAATAACACATGGATTCTCAAGCCTCAGAAGACCAAACCTGATCTAGACGATCAAGCAGTGGAAGCTAAAAAAGACAGCATGCTCTCGCAGATAGAACAGGCTCTGCTGTCAAAAGATCTCGATAAGCTGAGAACCGTCAAAGACAAGATTACTACCATGCGCCGAGCTGGGCTTGATCGTGCTGGGGAATACTCGGTGGAAAATGTGGTGTTTAAGATCCTGCGCAATCTAGGACTGATAGATCAAATCACAGACAAGATCCGTGAATTGGAAGATCAAGAACTCAGTTTAGAACAGCAGACTAATATACTCGACTAAATATCCCTGCGTGTGAGGCGATCTGAGCTAGGCCTAAATCAACCCAAAGGAGATTTAGATGGCCAGAATCAAAAAGCAGGAAGCAGCCCCTGTAGAAAACAAAACGGATCACGACACGATTCGTGAGCTGCAAGAAGAACTAAAATTCCTACGTATGGAGCGCGAAAGCCGTTCTCAGGATCCTGATCAGATCCGCAGACAGCAAGAACTGGTTGCTCGTAATACTCGACGTGCCTGGGATTCAGAAGCTCTGGTACAGTTCAATGTAGCCCAGGTACAAGTAGCACGATCGATTGTCGAAGAAAATGTTACTGATGCTATGCAGAGCTATACCATCAATGCTGGCGGCAATCGTGAGCTGATTATGCGTACCACAGACGATGTCTATCGTAATCGCATGATGATGTTGACACAGCTACAACCACAGAATCCACAACAGGCATTGTTCCAGGATTCGATGATTACCAAAACCAAACTGGATTATCTACATCATCGTAATCATGTCAATCAAGAAATGGTAGAGATCATCAAAGAAATGGCAGCAGCTATCCGTGCTATTGGAGATGTGTCAGAGCGTTTCTATGCTGTCAACGAGCTGATGGTAGAACACTGTGATGACATCAGCAACGAGAATGCAGTCTGGTTTGATGGCGAACTAGATCGCACGATGAAGGCATCTACCGCAGACGGTAATGCAGAGCGTGTAACCGCATCGGAAACTGAAACCGATATTCTACTCAAAGCAGCAGAAATCAACAAGTTAGAAATCCGTGCTCTAGCAGGACTAGCAGACAGCCTAGGTGATCATCTACAAGAATGCCAGGATCACGGCAATGAACTCCGAGACGAAGTTATTAATCTCAGAGAAAAAGTAGACGGTACACAGAAGCGCATTGCTAATCGTATCGCTCCCGGGAAATGATCTTTCCAGATAAACCTAGACCGCCTTGGACTAAGAGCCAGCCCTTAAAGCTGGCGCAGCAACGTCCAGAACCTCAACCTGCGACAGTAGAAAAATCACAGCGTCCTAGAGGATATTGGCGTGAGCGTATAGAGTTTGCTGTGATAGTCATCGGCATGTATTTTTGGATACAATTTTGGACTCAGTATCAATAGTTTTCAATCCTAGAACCACGGACTTGATCTTGCCTCATCGACGGTGGAGTAGGATCAAGAGAATCAGGTCAGGATTGAGATCTATACGGCGCTGTTATCCTTGGATTAGATTTACAGAAACCAGACAACATAATATCATTACTGTGGTTTTTGAAACTGGGTCGATGTTGACCCAGTTTGCTCTGATATGGCGTTCAACGTGGCCCGATTGGCACAGGCTGGACTAGTCTTTTCTATCGCCGAACAACTGCAAGAGATTTAGGAACAGGTTGATAAAGTCCATGTAAAGGGTCAATGCACCCGATACTTCTACCGCATCACTGGTATCCACTGAAACCATTTCACGTATCTTTTGTGTGTCGTAGGCAGTTAGTCCAAGGAAGATGACAATTGCCAATGCTGAGATCACCATCTGCATGACTGTGCTACCAATAAAGATATTAACAATGCTGGCAATGACAATGGCTATCAAACCCACAAACATGAACTTGCCCATGCTGTCTAGATTCTGCTTGGTAAAGTATCCATAACCGCTCATTACTGCAAACAAGATAGCTGCTCCCATGAATGCACTAACAATGCTGCCCATGGTAAACACTGCAAAAATCATTGCAAAGCTGAGGCCCATCAAGGCTGCAAAGCCATGTAGGCATAACTGCGCTACACCTTTGCTGGGATTGTTACCTAGCACATAGCTGACGCCAAATATAGCGGCCAAGGGTGCAAAGATCACGATCCATTTTAGCACACCTGTGAAAAAGAATGCCAGCAGCTCAGGTGTGGTGCCCACCCAAAAACTCACCAACATTGATACTATGACTGCTAGACTCATGTGTCCGTAGACACGGCCCATGGCTGCGTTGACTTGTTCTGCTGAGCGGTAACTTAATACGTCCCCGCCTGTGTAATTTGTTCCGAACATATTGAACTCCTTTGTGGTTGCTGTATATTTAATTATACTGTATAATATACTAACAGTCAACACGTGATTTGACAAAAATCGCCAAATCACACCAATATCAATAAATACGCATATAATAGGAACCACCCATCATGCTACACATCATCACAGACCTTAGAGACAACCTGCTTGATCTAATCAAAGACGATCCAGTGAGACCCGAACTGCCTGCAGAGTTTCGAGTCAACAACAATTCTCGAATTTTTGTGCTGAGGGATGATCAAACACAACAACCCCTAGCAGTGACCTGCGTGAAGTTTCTCAGTGAGATTCCACAGGATGTCACGGAACTGGCAGATCTTGCAGTGAACACCAATACCGCAGTGTTTTACACCATATGGTCATATGCTGCAGGTGCAGGACGTAGATTGATTGAAGAAGCACAGCGTGAAATCCAACGTGAACAGCCTGAGATCAATACCTATGTGACTCTGAGTCCCAAGACCGAAATGGCTCGTAGATTTCACTTGAAAAATGGTGCAGAAGTTTTTAGAGAAAACGCTGATACCGTGAACTATCTGTATAGATAATCACTGGTATTTTTCATCCTAGTATTTAAAACCCACAGCAGGTATGCTGGTGTTTCTTGACTGGAGTTAGAGTCGTGTGCTGGGCATGTATGTTTGCACAAAGCCCTGCCATGTTTGGCTAGTGCGAGCTGTCATTTTATCAGCCAATTGCTGTGCCATGTCTTCAGCTAGTTTACGTTGATTCAGAGCGAATCTAGATCCAGTGAGATCCTGGGTTTTCACTGTTTGCCCTGTGATCATATTACGGGCCATGGGTAATAGGAATTGTTGGTTCATGCAAGTATTTATGTGGGCAAGGAGATTATTCCTGGCGAAGCGCAGCGCAAAATTTTTTGTGCAAAGCACACAGCGCAAGATTTTTTCAGTCGAATAAAGTGCGTATAATACGACTGTGTTCAGGATACTTGATCAACCATATGTCAGCGTATACAGGGTTTGAAAACAGCAGCCACCAATCCATGGGTATGGCAGCATTGAACAGTTCTGTGTGTGCATATGATCTGGGCCAATAGGAAACTGCATGCCGCCACGTGATCAACAGATCAGTCTGCGGTGTGTGAAATGGTTGTAGATACACTATCAGCACATAAGTATTTACATGCTTAGACTGTTGACCAGCACAGGTGAATACAACACCACAGTGACCATTGAAGGTCCCATGGGTGTGATTGAAATACACGATCTTGTATGGTGTCCTTCAAATAGACCGGATATCCTGGAGATCTACTACTGGGAAAGTTACGCAGTGCTACAAGGTGCTTATCACTGCTGTTTTAGTTTACCTGGTCGAGTTGCGTTGTTGAAACCATATGAACCACGGTGTTAAGTGGGCTAGAAACATTACGAACCACATTAGACTCATTTCATATGGCCAAGAACTGCATATGTGCATGGGATTGAAGATGCTGTATATAAACCCTAGCAAGAACAAGGGAGCTGGTGACAGTGATAGAAAGTGATAGATGTTAGGCATCTTGTATTTACAGCTGAAATGGGTCTATGCACCTAAAAATTTTGGGCGCAGTTTTTTAAATGGCCCCTCGTAGTATGCTCATGGTGATTTCTGTGTCAGCGATCTTATACACATTGTAGCACTCTCGCCTAATGGGTTTTTGACTGGGTCGGCTTCTACGGCCACCTGCATCACTGCTTAATGGCTGTAACTGTAGTTGATTGCTGGCATCATAGAGTTTTAAGACACGGGCTAGGATGATTCTATTGTGTTCAGTGACTAGGCAATGATCTCCGGGTGAGAGATTGGCTCCTGCAAGGTCTCTGTGTTGTAAGGTATGATTCATAGTAGAAAAAGAGTTTGAAGTTGAAAAAAACCAGCTGCGTAAAAAATTTGGGTGAGTTACTTATCATTTCAGGGTGGTGATTTGCTACCACTACTGTTGCTATTATACAACACTACATGCATAACCGGCCACCCCACCATGGCCACCACCTGACCTCTCAACACCTCGGCGATTGTCCCGGACCACAGCTTCGAAGATGTCCGCAACATATCTTCTGTGCTGAGTCTTCCCAATTGGGGATCTGATCGAACAGGCTCTGACCCCGCCTCAGGTTGGGATCATATGCAGTGTCTCTACGATCGTGTGTAGCGCAGCCCGTTACTGTGCTAGCGGCTACTAATATGCTGCAGATAAGCAGTGATGTTTTCATCAATGTCCTCTATGGTATCTAGTTGTGCTGCTGTCATTAGCTCACGCATGGTAACAGCACGTTGTTTATATGCGGCGGGCATGGCGTTGACCAATACCTCTACTGCTTCTACTGTGTCACAGTTCCACAACAGTGTGCAGATCTGCACGTCTTGTTTGGATAAGCCTTCCAACCGAATCATGCCACACCTCTAAGGTATTCAATCATGTTGGCCCAAGTGTTTGCAGGAACCTCTATACGTGAAGCCGGGACAGCTACACGAGTCTTCTGTGACTGTGTATACTTGCCCACTACTACCAATGACTGTTTTTGCATTTGTTTCTTTCTTCGTTGTGAATGGATTGGGTTTTACTGGTTCAAACTTACGGCCTCTCTTGTCAAATCCTTTGATGGGATTCTTGAAGTAGAAGGCTTCGGTTTCGCCCTGTTTGATATACGATACTAGATTCGTGCCATCTACAAGGTATATGTGGGCGGGGAACTGGCCCCCTGTGATCTCTCTCAGTGCTTCCATGTTAGTCGAAGTAGTGTGCGTTACGGAAACCCAATGTGCCCGCATACATGCCTAACAGGCCCAACACTGCCAACAACAACGAACCTGTGAGTTGCTCTGCATCTACGCTGGCCTCTACACCACCTACTGCACCCAGTGTGAGAAGCAGTCCTGCTATGAATACGAACATTGCTTGATTAGTTGTCATTTGTGTCTTTCTGTAAGTGTTTGTGTATGTGTTAATTATAACGCCGATTAGCCAAACTGTCAACCAAAGACCCTCCAGGGTCTAGGGTTAATCAAGTCTGCTGCCCGCATAGGCCTCAAAGCCATACTTCTCAAACACACCGGCTGCGGCACGGGCGCCTGCTTCCAGCGTGTCCACGTTCTGGCATCCAAACTTGGATGGATTCCACATCTCTAAGCCGCCTGAGTATGAAGGACGGATCCCGGTGGCCTTCAAGGCCCGGCCCAACTTGGTGTTGCCCTTGACACCGTAGATCTTCACCCAGGCAAAGCCGCATGCGAATTGATCCCTGCCGCCCAGCTCTTGGCGAAAGTATTGATCAGCTGCGGCGTGGGCAGCGAATTCAGCTTCGGCTACGATCATGGGGATCTGCTCTGGGGTTGCTGTGATAGTCATTGTTGCTCCTTTGTGTGTGTATGTGTTTATTATACGATCAAGCAGCCAATTTGTCAACCCAATAACCCTGCGTTCTTTAGGGCTATTTGAGAGTGGAACTCATTAGCAGGGATCCCGGTCTTGTCCACATAGACTTTTACCAATTGATCTCTAAGGTCTGCCCATCTTTTGAAACTGCGATAGATGGCAAATTGAAACACAGGTTGCTCCATGTCTTTTAGAAACAGTTCAAACGCTAATTCTTTGTTCTTGATCATTGCCGCTCCTTTGTTGCTATGTGTTGATTATACAACCAAAAAGCCTCTGTGTCAACCCCACGAAGTGCCCAGGCGAGTTGCAGGGTCTAGTGGTAGGGTTGACACTTTGGCAATTAGTCCACCCAGCTTTCTACCATCATCACGGGCTTTTTCAGCACACGCTTGACGAAATCCTCGGGCTCATCGTCAGTGCGCACTAACACGAATCCCATGCTTTCTACCAGGTCCACAGAGCAGATCTGAAGGTCCAAACCGGCTGCTTCAAAGGCAATGTTCATCTTTGTCAGCGCATACTTGACGCCTGCGTCAAAGGCCGCATACTCGCCATCACCAATGTCTTCTCTATCGTAGTCAAAACCCTCTTCCAGGACCTGCAAGTAGTCCTGTCCGTCTGCTACGATGAACTTACCGATCTTCTTCCAGTTGCTGGGCTTCTCTGAGTCAAAGTGGTCACAGCACTCGTTGATATCAAACGAGGCGAAGTTGTCATAATTTACTTTAGCCATTTGGTTCGCTCCTATTGCTTTGTTACTATGTGTGTATTATAACACCTTTTGGATAACCTGTCAACCACTCAGGTTATTAGTAGCTTTGGTGACTGTGACCAATGCGGTAGACTTGTGTGCCCCGGGCAACGTCTTCGTCTTCACCTTCTACTGTGTAGGCTTCTGGCAACATGATAGTTGCAAACTCGCCATAGCAGTAATAACCACTCTCGGTTACTACCAACTCTGCGTCCTGAGGCAATGCCTGCAATGCCTGGATCATCTGTGCTACTGTTATTGTCATATATCGCTCCTTCTGTGTTTCTTTGTTGCTATGTGTCTATTATATGACAGATTGGCTGGGTTGTCAACCAAATTCAAATATAACCCTAGATCGAGTAGGGTTATTCCGTAGCTTCGAAAAACAGGGGATTCAATGGCGCAGATCCCTGGGCTTGATCACGGATCCTATCTTCAGCAAACTGGATGTAGTCTGCATCAATGTCAAATCCAATGTAGTCCAAGCCCTGACGCTGCGCGGCCACAGCACTGGTTCCTGATCCCATGAATGGATCCACCAACACTCCCGACTTGACTCCGCTGAACCGTATGCACTGTTCGATTAGGGCCACGGGGAACGTGGCGGGATGACTGCCCCTGTGTAGCTCTCGATTGGCTATGGTATCATAGGGCACATACCAGCTGTTGCCCCGGCATCGCACATCTGGACGTGGTTTCTGAGCAGCCATCTTCTGTGCTAGATCAGCTGCGAGTTTGGCCTGTTCAGCAGCAGTGGCTCGACGATTGAAGTCTTTGATGTCTGTGAATCCCATCTTCTTGGCCAAGCGCCCGCGAACGCGACCGGAGTTGTCAATGTTGCAGTCCCACATGTAAGGCACTCCAACCGCCAACTTGTCACAGACCACAGCGCCGGTTTTGGTGAAGTGAAACAGATGTTCCCACGTGGGATTAGCGAATCGTGTGCTGTTGATGGGTTTGAAATGCCCAGAAGTCACGTCATTGACTGCGATGCTTTTGACCCAGGCAAAGTTGTTCTGCAGGACGAAATGTCTGCGAGCGATCATGGCCACATCCATGCCCACCCAGGGATCGATGTTGCTGTAGCCCATGTTCAACCAAAAGTGGCCTGTGTCTTTGAGGCAGTGCTTGACGGCAGCAAACACCCCGTCCAACCATTCTAGGTATTCCTGTCTGGGTTTGTTGTCCTGATAGGTGCTGTAGTCAATGCCTAGGTTGTAGGGCGGGGAAGTTGTGACCATGTCCACACTGGCTGCGGGCAGGGACAGCATGCCGGCCACGCAGTCTTGTAGGTGAATGATGTTGGTCTGCATGTGATATTTACGTGGGGTTAGTCCGCATAGATAGAAACGTGAACCGCGTTGCTGCGAAGTGTGGTCTGGCGCATGTGATCGTATCTAGGTCCACGATAGCGCACACGAACACGCTGCCCGGGACTGGCTCGTTTGACCAAGGCCCTGAAGTATTCAGCCTCAGCTATAGGAACCTGTTTGACCACGCTGAGTTCGTTGACAGGACTGCGATATTGTTGTATCATTGCTTGTTCGTCTGCGGTCAGCACAGTGAATTCCAAGAATTTGTTCATGATCTGCTCCTTGTTGTTATCCAAATGCCTTGTATAGTCCCACAAAGCCTATCAGCAGTGCTACCACGTTGACAGTGAACTGAGGTAAGTTACGCACACGCACGGTCCATGCAAGGAATGCCACTGTGCCTATGAATGCTGCGATGATGTTCCAGGGATATGCTTCAGGACCCATGGCGTTGAGCACATGCATGGCGATAATGGCCGCTGCTCCGGTCCACTGTAAGATGTCATTTGTTCTGTTCATGTGTGTATTATAACACTGATGAGCCAGATTGTCAACCAAATTAGGTGTGGCTTTTCTGCAACAGATCAGCGCCGTCCTCTTGGGCCACAACCACCTTACAGGGTGTGAGGTTTTGGGTCAATCTCTCGATCAACGTGTCTGCGTTTGATCCCTGTGCCAGGAACTGGTTATCACTCTTGCGATAAGCGAAGATCTCTGTGCCCTGTTGCTCAAGTTTGACATCAACCACTGTGCCATCCTTGGCTCCCTCATCTTCATCCGGCTGCCATTCACCTGATTGGACCTTGATCATGGCTCGGAGTAGATCCTCTTCCGTGACCTTCAAGGCTCGTAGTAGGTCACGGAATCCCTGTAGATGCACACGCTTGGCAGCCTGCCATCCTATCAAGATCCCTAGGAGAGTTGCGATGAATAGTTCTGTCATGTTCATATTTATATTATACAACCAAACGAAGAAAGTGTCAACCCCTACAGCAGCGGGGCCACCGCCCCTGTGCTGTTATGCGTGTTGCATAAACGTGTTAATAAAACATTGTCCCACGTCACAGCTAACATAAGTGTCCCCTTGCATGCCCTGCTCGCTGTAGCTTACATCGCTAGCGTCAAAGCCCTTAGCAGTTAACAGCTCTTTAAGCTCTCGCATAAACTGTTTGTCTGTGTATATAAGCCCCAGCTTGCTTGTGTCCCAAGTTGCTGTGTTAAAGCGCACACGTAGTTCGCCAAAGTCCAGCTCGTCGTTTGTGTATGCAAGTTGCAATGCTGTAATCTCTACAGCCGCTTTAGTGCTGCTCCAATAGCCGTTGCCATTTGTGTTTAGTGTTGCGTTAATTTTATACATTGTGTTTCCTTTGTTGCTTAAAAATGTATTATAGCACACTTGCGTCCAAATTGCAAGTGTGCTATATAATAACCCTTTACGCTGTAGCAGTTTGCATTATATTGCGTATCTCGTCCGCAAGCTCGCAAGCGTCGTAGCTTGCACGTCCCTCGTCTTGCATGCCCCACTCGCTAGTGTGTACTGTGTTAGCAGTAAAGCCGTGTTCCACAAGTATAGCATTTAAACGTTGTGTAAATGCTCCCTCCCAATAAAACTGTCCCATAACAGCAGTAACTTCGTCTTCGCTGTGTATGTTGCGCACTAACAGCGTTCCCATTGTCTGCGCTGTCTCATCGTTTTGCAAAGTGTCTATGTTGTAGTTAACAGCTAAGTCCCCATCGTAATAGCAAGCTTCGTCGCCGTCTTCTGCGTCGTTTACATTGCTAATAAACATAGTAATGCTCTCAACGTTAACGCCCGCACACTGCTCGTTGTCAAGTGTAATGCACAGCTCGTAGCCGCCTTCTGCTTCTGTAATATACTGTGTTGTATTTTGCATGTTTGCTCCTAGTTAAAAACATATTATAGCACACATTTGTCCAAAATGCAAGTGTGTGCGCAATAACCCTATGCGCTGTAGTGTTATGCTATAATTGTGTCGTCTAGCGCACATGCTAACGCATTAAATGCGTTTTGTATTGCAACGTGTTCGTCTAGCTCTGCTTCTTCTAGCACTGCTTGTAACTGTAACATTAAACTGTCTAATTTGCTTTTTGTATTTTGCATTGTTTGCTTTCTGTTAAAAACATATTATAGCACACATTTGTCCAAAATGCAAGTGTGTGCTATAATAACCCTACGCTTTACTCTACTACTACAATGTTGTTTGTGCGCAACATCTTGCTTGCTGTTATAATTGTGCGTTGCATTTCTGCTTCTAAATTTTCTGCAAGTAAGTCCCCACTAACGTAGTTGCATTTGCTTTGCACAGGAAAGCGCATTTTATAGCTAGTGCCTACTAACTCTTTGTGTACGTTAAACGCAATTTGCATTTTGTATGCGTTAAGTTTTTTGTTGTAAACTAGCTTTGCGTATGCTATGCATTGTGTTAACATTTTGTGTCCTTTTGTGTGTGTAAGTTGTTATTATAACGCACTTTGTCCAAAATGTCAACCAAAAAAAAGAGACCCTAGTGTTAGTAGGGTCTCTATCAAGGTTGCTGCTTACCGAGAGCGAATCGGGTTATTCAGCAACAGCTTCTGCCTTCGCGACAGTAGTTGTAGTTACCTTGGCAGCTGTGGCCGAAGGGTTCTTCTTGACTACGTAGGCTACAGCAGCTTCGATAGCTGCGTTGCCCTTGCCAAAGCCAGTGGCGATCATGTGCTGACCGATCTCCGCTTTGGTCATCTCATGTGGAAGATCCACGAGCTGCACGTCTGTGTGACCGTTCTTGGCCAGGATCTTGACACGCATGGTGTCGTTGGCGAAACGAACCTTGGTCTTGCCTTCGTATGTTGAAACGCCTGCTACTGCAAACTTTTTATCTGTTGCCATGATGTTACCTCTTTCTGTGTGTGTTAAAAATATGCCAATCATTCAGCATGTTATTAGTATAGCATACCAAATTCAAACAGTCAACCATTCATTTTACCAAATTAACCTGAATAGTGACACTCTCTTTCTCGTCAAGGGCGGTGATGAACTCATCGTCAAAGACCAGATCCTGCATGCTAAGGTCGATCATTTCTTCGACCCTAGCCATATCGGGTGTGCCGTTCCCAGCACAAACCACGTTGAATATAAACTTATACTCTCGACTCATTCTGCAATCAACTGAGCTTTTTTCTCAGCGCCATCTTTGATCCAAGCAGTGAGCTCTTCTTCGTTCTCAGCCTCGTATTCACGGATGCTTTCTGCGATACCAAAAGCCTCGTTGATCTCTGGATAGTGCTGTTCGATATCATCGGCACTCATGCCTTCGAGGCTGATCTCTTCATCATTGCCATCACCGTAGGCACCAGCGTAGCACATGCCTGATTCGTAATACATGGCGTTGACCTTGAAGCCCAACTCTTCCAACTTCACATAGGCATTCACAGGGGGAGCCCAGGCTGAATCAAAGTAGGTGTGTAGCATCTTGCCATCTGGATGCACATCAGTGCTTCCTTCACAGCCTACATCCCATTTGGTTCCCCACTCGCCTACGCAGAAGTCATACCAGTTGCCATAACCGTATTTCTCTAGATTCTCAGCGGTCTTGCGTTCCAGTTCTCTCTGCTCGTCACCGTCACCCAAGCGTCCCGCAACGATCTGCAGATCCGCTGGCACTGGAATGAACTCATTCAAGAACTCCCCACGCAACAGTGCATCCGCGGCACGAGTGATCATTGCTGGGTCTTCGTGTTCCAGTGTTAGATTGTTATTGCACCAATTAGGCATCGTCGCTCCTTAAGATGTTGTTAAAAGATTCTGCAGGTTCCGGTTGAGTGTGTCCATCTCACTCTGCTCAACATAGAAGTCTGTGCGGGGATCCCAATACTTGCCCTCTTTGGGATCGTAATACAAAACCCTACCAAGGAAGTTGAATGGGCCTTCGAGACCTGGGCGAGGACCATACTTGTCACGCATTGTATCAACTTCAAATGTCTTATAACCCATTCCGCTCTCCTTAGTATGTGTATATTATAGCATCAGTTGCTCAATTTGTCAACCGATTCGTAGTCTTTAACCATACGGTACAAAGGATCGATGATCTCCACGTGCTCAAGCTCGAAATCGTCTGTGGCCCAATCCATCCACTCTTCGGAGAACACTTCCACTTCCCCTGCCTGAAGCTGCTCACGTGCTTCTTCTTCAGTTGCTGCGTCGACCACGTAGATTTCCGATATGATGGCATTGCGCCAAAATGTGAACTTCTTCATCGGTAGTCTTTCTTATCACCGTAGAGTTCGTTGTGGGTGTAGCCTCTTTGATACTCTGCTACTTCTTCCTCAGACAACTGATCAACACGCAGACCTGAGTCGCCTCCCACACCGCCGTAGTGTGGATCACGTGATCGACCGTAGTAGGAATCGGCACTGCCACGATCAAACAGGCAACCGTGTTGCTTGCGATCGAATTGCCACCCCTTGAGGATCTTTATGATACGCTCTTGTTCTGTGTCAGACTCTAGTTTGATATACATCTTCGCTCCTTGTTATTCACTATACCTATAGTATAACATCAATCAACTAAATTGTCAACCAAAATCATACCGCCTTCATAATAGGTTTAATATACTTCTTGTTCTTCTTCAATGTGCCACACACAATCTGGATGTGTGCTTCGTCTGCCAACTCAAAAGCAATCACTGAGCGGTTGGTGTTGACTGTCTTAGCTGACCAGCCGCTTTGGCATTTGCTCAAGTCTACCAATGCAATGAACGCATGAGTGATACGACCGTTAGCATCTACCTTAAACTTCTTCAGCAGGTGCATAGGAGTCTTTTGAAAGCCATTGCCTACCCAACCATTGCCCTCTGAGAAGCTGTTCTTGTCTTCAATCAACACACCGTTCAACTCATAGTCACTACCGTCTGTGGTATGCTCAGTGAAGCTAGGTAGGACTGCTTGAATGTGACGTAGGAAGGTGTTGTTAACTGGACGGGCATAGTTCTTGGCGATCTCAACGGTCACTTGGTTCTCGTTAGCCATCTCAGCCTGGAATGTCCTACCCCATGCTGCTTCGAGCGCCGGAATCCTAACCTCGTTGATCTCTTTGACTACTGCAGGAAGGACTTGTTGGATAGCTTGGATCAGTGTGTGCATTTGTGTTCCTAATTTCTTACTATGCACATAGTATAACAAGAATTTATCACATTGTCAACCACTTTGGAAAGACCCTATTAGCGCCTGGGTTTCATCAGAGCCTGTGCCTCTTTGCGCAGTTGTCCCGCTTCCTTGTACCTGCGGTCTGCCTGCTCCTTGAGGTCAGCTGATCGTGCTTTAGCCAGCTTCCCACCACCAAACTCACGTTCAATGTAAAAGTAGATCAAGCTGTTCTTGATCATAACAGTAAGGTCACTGCCCGAGTCCTCGGGGCAGATAAAACGCACAGGGCATGAACCCCAACCGCCACTTTCTAGGAACTCTGCGTAGTATCGTCTGTGATCTTTGTTGTAAGGATCAAAGGCCACTAAGGGCCTTGCTAGGTATTCTAATCTACTCATGCTCCTTGGTAGGGACTATAGATCTCTTCGTCCTCTACATCCTTAACCCCCATGGTCTCAAGTGCACCTAAGACTAGCTCTACAGGGCACTCTAACAAAGCAGCGATCATCTTGGCACTGTGGCCTTCGATGTATAGTTCTTGGATATCGTAATCCAGATTACTCATTGCGCTCATTTAACAGTCTCCTTCATTACTTCTTGAGTTTTACCAACGGCCTTATCTACAGCAGATGCTACACCAGAGATTCCCACTGTGGCCACGAACATACCAGCGATGAATGCCAAAATGATTTTCATTAGTCTTCTCTCCATTCACGAAAGTTAGGTTTAGGATCATTGCGATGTTTGAAACGATACCACAACATCTGTGGAATCCCCATGCGCCAAGCATACATGAAGTCCATTACGATCATGCCTGCTATAAAAGCTAACAACAGTTCTATCATTACCGCTCCTTCCTTGTTAATATGTCTATATTATAACACCAATCTGCCTAGATGTCAAGACCTAGATTACACGCACACGTAAGCAGCGGGGCCTGTGGCATTTGTGCCACAACCCCTGGCACTTCAGTCTGAGTGTGGTGGTAGATCATAGTCCATAGGATCGTTAGGGAACCTAGGTGTGGTAGGGCTCATGCAGTCTCCTTCTCATAGATCACAGTCTGACCAAACGGTGCGTTGGCCTGTGTATTGCCTTTGACGATAAAGATTGTATCGCAGTAGTCCTCGTCACCCCAACCACCGCATGGGTAGCCGTCTGTGAACATAATGAACTTCTTGGGCTGGATACCGTTCTCTTCCATGAATGTCCAATTGACTTCAAAGTCTGTGCCACCGCCACCCTGTGGCTCATACTCTTCCAACTCGTGACCTTCGTCGTGTGTGATGGTCTTCCAGTTGTAGATGTCTGTGTCAAAGCACCACAAGTTAATGCGGAAGTCCTCATACTGATCCATGATGCCTTTGATCTCGCTCAAGAATGCAGTTGCATCTTCGTCACCAATAGATCCTGACATATCAATGCTGATAGCCACGTCAATGGTAGTTGCTTCTTTCATGCCCGGAAGCACCGCACCACTGTGCATACTCTTGCGATTCACACGCTGGAAGGAGTAGTCGTTGCGAACAATGCTTTGGATCTCTTGTTGCACCAACTGACGCCAGTCCATCTTGGGCTCAGTCATGTTCTTGATCATACGCATGATGCCTGCAGGAGTCTTGCCTGCACCTGCCGCCGCGGCACTTTGGATCATTGCGTCTTTGACCTCTTGCTTGATCTTCTCTGCTTCTTCTTTGGTAAGGCTAGGCTTGCCCTTGCCGTCTTTGGTCTTGTCGCCGCCAGCACCAGCACCTTCTTCTTCTTTGATGTGCTCGTCTAAGAGATCGCCCAATTGCTTGAGCAATTGATCCATAGGGATCTTCTCTGCCTGCTCATACAATTGATCGTAGATCTCTTCCCAAGCCATGCCGCGATACTTTGGATCATAGCAGATCTTAACTTCAGTGATCTTCTCACCAATGCGTTCGTCTACAAGGATCTGGTTGACAGCGTAGTCTTGTGCGATGTTCGCCAGCATACGATCTCTGCTACCGCAACGACCAAAGTGATCAAAGATAGCATGACAGATCTCATGTGCAAAGAGGAACTCTAGTTTCTTAACACTGAGCTTCTTAACGAACTCTGTGTTATACATAAAGTCACGACCGTTAGTGGCCGCAGTCGGGCACCAGTCGTCGCTTTGGATCAAACGCATACGAGTGGCCATGTTGCCAAAGAAAGGCGCTTTGAGTAGCAGTCCTACTCGTGCAGTTGTTAGTTTCTCTACGATTGGGTCCATGTGTCGCTCTCCTTAGTATGTGTATATTATAGCATCTATTTACACACCTGTCAACCAAAAAAGGTGGGCGGGCAACTCTGAGAAGCTCCCGCCCTTGCTATGGGCGAGGTCTTAATTCTCCATAGCACTCAAAACATACTTACCAAAACGCTTGTGGAACTCATCGAAGGATTTCATCTTCGTTGCATCCAAAGGCAAGTCATAATTGGTAAGTGCAGTCTTGGCACCCATCACAACCAACTCAGTTGGGAAATTGTCCATCATGTAGCGGAAGAAGCAGTCTGCCATACCATCCCAGCCCTTGGCTTTCTTCTCTGCTTGGTCTTTCAACTCATAGCACAAGGACACGGTCAATGAATACATGGCTGACACTTCTTTGATCTGCAGGTCCTTGACCTTACCGCTGAGGATGTCCTCTGCCTTAGGCAAGCGTCCTGCAATCTTACGATGAGCCATAAACTTGGTAGCCAAGCCATCGCCTACGGCACCCGCAATCAGGGTAGCCAATGTGTCGTTGTCGCAGTCATCGTCCTGCAGGAGTTCGCTGACGAACACCCAAGAGCGTGGAGTTGCGAATGACTTTGAAGGGCTCTTAGGATCAAAGTCATACAAGTCTTGCTTGGCAAAACCCACATAACCCAAGACCTCTGGATGCACCTTGTTGAGCGTAGCCCAGTCTTGGAAGTCATCAAAGTCTACCTTCATCTCCAAGTGGACGAAACGGTTAGCCAACGGAGCTGGCATACGATATGTCACACCACGGTCACCTTCGCGGTTACCAGCGGCGACCACGTCAACACCCTTAGGCAATACATAGGTGCCTACACGACGGTTCAGGATCAACTGATAGGCCGCGGCTTGCACGGCTGGGGGTGCAGAGTTCAACTCATCCAAGAAGATGATCGCAGTAGACTCTGGGTCTGTAGGCAGTTCGCTGGGAGGAGCCCAGACCATCTTGCCCTGATCAGCGTTGTAATAGGGGATACCCTTGATGTCTGTGGGTTCCCACAGGGCTAGGCGAACGTCAACCACTTCACGGCCTGCCTGCTCGCCGATCTGCTTGACAACATCACTCTTGCCAATACCGGGAGGGCCCCAAAGGAATGTAGGACGACGAGTTTGAATCGCCTTACGGATCGCCTTCATAGCACCCTTAGGGCCTACTTGACGGACGGAAATATCAGTTTGCTTTGACATAAGACCTCGCTAGTTAAAAACGGTTAAAACAATTAATCTCTCAGTATCATAAGTATAACACCAATCTGCTCAGTTGTCAACCTATGATTTTCACATAATTCAACTGTGTTGTATTATCGCCACGCTGGGCTTTGACCTTGGCCTTGATGCTGACTGTGCCCTTGAACTCCTCAGAAGCCCAAAAGTCCACAAAGCTCTCACCCATACGGGCCGTGACACGCCACTTGCCATAGTTCTGGTTCCAGTAGCATTTGACCACTTCGATGTCCCCCTGGATGCGATCACCTACAGCAGCAGCAAGCTGGGTGCTGAACCTGATCTCAGTTGTGAGTTCTTTCTTGGATTGATCTCGCAGCATAGCAGCTGGCAAGCATGAGACCACAGCGAAATCATACATATCGCGCCCTGTGAACTCATCCTTTTGGGCGATCTTCAGGGCCTGACGTTCGAAGTCGTTGATCTGGCCTGCGATCTCTTTGAGTAGAAAGCCGTTGAAGTAGTTGCGAACCTCACGACCCCTTTCGATATCTGCAGCTGTGATCAGTGAGAAGGTGTTACTGCGGAGCCAATCCTTGACCATCTGCTTGTTGGCCTGCTTCTCGATCACATCTAGGTTTTGAGCGTATACAGGCTCTTTGAGATAGCCCCCGTTGATACGATCTGCAGCTACCGCGGCACCCCATACTTGATCTGCTGTGAATTGCATATTCGCTCCTTAGCGTGAAGTGTCGTATACTTGGTACTTGCCTTCTGCATCGTAGTACCAAACACCGTTGATTAGATAATAGCCACGCTTACGGAAAAGTGTTGCGTAGTATTTTTCGTAATTAAATGCCATTTGCGTCGCTCCTTGTTACTATGTGTCTATTATAGCACTATGTATCCAATCTGTCAACCTCTTTTGGAGAGTGCCGGCCAAAGAAAAAGGGTGTTGTATTTCTACAACACCCTCCAAAGACGCCCCGGGAGCGAATCGGCTTGTCTTTGAAACCCTAATTAAAGAGTGATGCCCAATGCCTTGGCCTTGTAGCCTAGAGCAACGATTTCACGGCTTGGCTGGCCCATGACGTATTCTGTGACAGTCACGCCATTGCCTGCTGTGCGTTGGTTAGCATAAACAGCATAACCATTCTGCTTGATGCGGCTGACTTCTGCTGACAGGTTGCCTACACCCATTTTACGAGCTTGAGCTGCTGTAAGAGCTGCACCATTGTAGAGTGCGTTGAAGACCTTGAAAGTCTTTGTTTCTGGATTGAAACGTTTCATGTTTAAGTTTCCTTTGTTGTTGAGCTGAACTTCATCAGCGTTTTATTATAATAACAGAACGCTGATCTAAGGTCAAGCTCAATCCTTCCGTTTTACAGACACATTCGCTCGAAAGAACGTGCCCAAGATAACCACAGCACACCATGTCCAAAATGTGAACTGGATAGCCAGCACAGGGAACAGAGTATTCAGGGCCCAAATCACCAACCAGGGTCCAATGGCCAATAGCAGGATGATCAGTGCTATGGCCACGGTGACCTTTACGATACTATCAAACATTTTCAATCTCCTCGAGTTCTTGTAGCCGTTTCAGCTCTGCGATCTCTGCATCAATGGCCTTGGTGTTGTTCTTGAGGTTAGAGCTTCCTTTCTTGTAGACCACCCAATAGTGATCTGCACAATAGCTCTTGCCCTCAAGATTCTTTTGTCCACACATGGTGTAGGGCCACTGTCGTTGCTCTGACCCTATGTATTGGCACTCACTCATATTAGGCCATGCCCTTCATAACAGTGACCTTGGCCATGTTCTGCCAGTTAGTAGGGAAGCTCTTCTTCAAGTCTGCACACTTCAAAACAGTTCGCAGGCTCAGCTCTCGCATATGGCTACGGTTCTCAAGGATGAAGTCCACGATCTCGTCCTTGGCAACATCCTCAAGCTCATAGGAGTCCAACATGCCGTCTTTGACGATCTGCTTGATACGCAGAACCTTCTCACGGTCTGTGTCCATGCGCAGATCGATGAAGTGACAGCGTGACTCTAGGGCCGCCAAGTGCTCCTGCAGTTTCTTAGAGCGAACATTCTCAAACTTCAAGTTGGTGATAAAGATAGCACCGCCCTTGAAATCAAACTTGTCAGGCACTCCTTCTGAGCGTAGCACACGGCTGTCAGTGTTCCACGAAATGGTACGCTTCTTTGAAGTGTCCAAAGCGGCCTTGAGAATGTTAAGTGCAACGTCGTCCAAAAGGATTGAGTCGCAGTCATCGAACACAATGATGTTCTTGGGATCACTGTATTTGTAGAGCTTGCTATACAGGCCAATGGCACTCATAGCACCCTTGACGATCTCATACTTGGGCTTGCGCTGTCCCATGAGATCGAACAGGTCATCTTTGGCTAGAACTTCTTCAACACCAAAGCTCTTGCCCACACCTGGAGGGCCTGTGACGATCATAGCACGAACGTCACCAGTCTTGACTGCTTTGGTCATGTCCTTGAGGATCTCAAAGCGCAGTCTAGTGCGCTCGATGATCTGCTCATCAGTTTCGTCTGCGACAGCAGAGTCTGGCACTTTGACCTGCGTAAAGTCTGTAACAGTAGCATCGTTCTTGCCAGCCTTAGCGGGTTTAGCCAGAGCCTGCAACATGGTAACGCCTGCTGGAGCCGCCATGGTAGCAATGTCACTTTGGTTGCACCAGACCTTGCAGGTCTCGCCGCCACCCTTGATGTTGTAGCCTGAGCGAGCCTTGATGTAGCCTTCCCAACCGTTGTTGGCTTCTGTGACAAAGTCCCCAACCATATCCAGTTCAATGCCGGGATAGATCTGATTGCTTTTGGCGCCGTATTGGCCTTGGCTTAGTGTGATACGCATGGATTTCGCTCCTGTGTGTGTTGTTAACATAGTCTCTATTATGCACTCAAACAGGGGAGTTGTCAACCCCTGTTTGTGGCCTGTTGTTTTTATGCCACATCTGCTGCTTCTATCGCAGCAATTGCGTCTTTGAGTGCAACCAAACCGTTCTTGATCAAGCCCTCAGTGTCGTATACGCAACCCGCATACCATACTCCATCCCGCATGACATAGTAGTATTCACCATAGCAACCCTGGACCTGATCAAGGAACTCTTCGAATGAGTGTGCCACTGCCCAGGGAGTGCTGTTAACAAACTCTTCAACGTCCTCACCCTCAGCTTCCCGATCCTCGTAGAAGTTCATCTCAGCTAGAGTCTCTTTGACGCCCGAATTGTCCCCACGTGCAATCAACTCATTTGCTGCTGTGGAATCATAGTGGGCCTGCAGGATGCGGCCTGTGTAGTCTAGATAGCCATCATAGTGACAGTAGACGCTTTTGCAGACATCGCCATGCATGACTGCTACTCTTGATCGTGTGCCCATTATGCAATCTCCTCTGAATATTCGTAGAATGTAACTGACGGATCCAACTTCTTCAACTGCTTGGCAGCTGTCATCAATTCCTTGTAGCGGCGTTGTACCTCTGCTCTAGGCAGCTCTCCGTCGCATGTTAGGTTTTCTGGACTTAGTGCAGAGTCAATCATGTCCGCTACACGTTGACGCCCTTGGCGTGTAGCGATCTCGTATTGCTCGCCCTGGAAGAATGAGTTCCAGTGATTCTTCTGCTCTATAAACTTCTCTAATGCTTTCATAGTTCGCTCCTATGTTTGTTAGTGTAAGTGTCTATTATAGCATCAAGCTGCTGCTTTGTCAACCTTCCAGCCAACAATCCCTGGCCTGCTCTGTGGTTATTGTTTGCCCACCAATGTAGTCACCGTGGAACCCTGCCTTGTTCTCTAGGACCAGAGCGTGCCCCATGTAGCTGCTCTTGATCTCTATGATCTGCCCACATTGTTCAACATCAGCCTTGAAGCCCACCCAGTCCCCAACCTTGACGGTCCTGCCTTCTACCTGTGCCATGCTGGGTCTCCTTAGGCTGGTTCAAACAATTTTTGGAATTCTGCTTTGACTCTAAAGTAGGCCCTAAGCTCTGCCAGGGTGAACTCTTCTGAGTTAGCATCAATGTAGATCATGGTCTCCAGCATGCCTGTATTCAAACGGGCTTTGATGCCTTCGATAACGTTAATGTCTTCTGTAATCATATCGCTCCTTGTTAACATGTGTGTATTATAGCAGTGTTTTGCCACTCTGTCAATCAGTCCCCACGAACATCCGTGTTCAGCGTAGGGTTAATTGCGCGACGTAGTTCTACCTCACGCTTGTGGGCAGCGGCCTTGCCTCGCAGTGTTTCGTGAACTAGTACTTCGATCTCGCTCTTGTCGTTGAGACCACGCAGGGCCCGGCAAAGCAGCCAGTCCTTGTTCTCACGTTTGGCACGATAGAAGTGCTTGGCTGCACGAGCAAGAACTGACTTATTAATAGTAGTCTCTGTTTTGGCAGTGACTCCTATGTAGTTGTCTCCGTTGACACGTAGCTCATAGATGATATGAGTGCGGTCAACACGTTTCTTGCGGGTGGGCTTTTCTAAGTTCATGTTATAATTATAGCACCTTTTCACCAAAGTGTCAACCAAAATCTTCTGTGTTGTAGATGTAGAGCTCAACACGGCCAGCATCAAACTTCACAAGGTCTGCTCTGAGCAGCTCAGCCAGCTGCTGTCTCTGTGCTGCTGTGAGGGAAGATAAGAATTGTTCTTGCTGTTCAAACAGTCGCACTCTCTGCTCTAGGTCTGGCATAGCTGCTCCTCTCAGTAAAAGCATAGTATACAGCCACAGAGCCAAAATGTCAACCAAAAGGCAAAAGACCCTATAACCCTAAGGGTTCCTGGGTTTCTCAGTATCTCGCTGCGGTCTAAGGGTTCATGGTGACCCACTGGAATGCTAGGTATACAGCTACAGCGCAGCACAGCCACACTCCCACACGCTGCGCAGGCCACAGTGTGCGATACCAACGTTTGACGCCATCAAAGGGATCCATGGGGTTCGGATGCTGATACATGCTACTACTCTCTCTGCTGCTGCGCAGCTGTTAACGTGGCCAGCCCTAGAGGATTCGAACCTCTGACCTACAGCTTAGAAGGCTGTTGCTCTATCCAACTGAGCTAAGGGCTGCTGTGTGGTGGGCCCCCCGAGAGTCGAACTCGGCACCAATGGATTATGAGTCCACTGCTCTAACCAACATGAGCTAGAGGCCCCAAACTTGTTACAACTCTCGATATCCTCTCAAGAGTTCCGCTTCGGTGTCTGCTGCTTGACGTGATCCCGCAGCTACGAACCTGTGAAGATCCTCCATGCGTTCCTGGAATATCTCTGGTGCCCCCTCTGCTGCACGTTGCATGTCCCAGGTGTTGGGATAGTGTCGCAGCAATGATCGTGCTTCTTCACGAACTGCCTTGGGCACACGTGGGTATTCTCCGGCACTTAACCTAATGAGAAACTCCATGGTATTCTTGACTGCACGATATCTTTCATCTGGTAATGTCATTTCTCTGCTCCTAGCTAGTGCTCGTTTCTTAAGCATGTGTATATTATACGATACTTTTAACAGCGTGTCAATGGTTTTTGGCTATTCTAGTATATACAGCAGCGGGGCCTATGCCAACAGATCACCTAGCTCAAGCGTTATTGGCGTATGAATAGACTGTTCTATCTCAGTGTAAGAGAAAGCTGGCAGCAAGACCACTGTATAGATATGGTAGCACGTAGACTCAGAGTTGATCACGCCGCTGTATATGACATCATACACACATACTACAAGCTAGTGTCTAGCACTATGACACCATAACCCCTGCAGCGGGGCCACTGTATACCAGTCGGTATCCAGTTAAAAACGCTGATTCCATGGTGGAAGAATGGTTCAAACGGTTCAAACGAGACTGATCCTAGGGTAGAATCCATAGTGTTACAAGAGTCAAGACCGGTGGTTGGAGAGGCTATGCTCAAATGGTCACACAATTCCACACTTTATTGCACTTTGTCACACTAAACCACACCATTTGGTCTCCCACGGCTGCTTTAGCGGCCTCTACAAGCATTCAGGCCAACAGTAAATCACACTTTTCTGCATTTACTGTGCAATTATGCGTGTAAACGCATATACGCTAATCCATTGCAGCGGGGCCATTGTCCTGATCTTGTTCCTCAGCCCACATCCACAGCAACAAGAATGAAGGCATCAGTATCAACCACATCCATAGATCGCCCTGTCGCATTGTATATACTAGACTGATCCAATATATCAGGAAGATCAGCCATTTCATAATCGTTTCTCCCTGCACTCCGCTCTCAGCTGTGAACCCACTATGTTCAGTCTGCGCTGCCATAAGTGCTCTGCATCTCTACACTCTCGTTCAGTCTTATACTCTGTATACACTGTGTGATTTTCCGGATACTGCAACCAAAATACCAATAGCCAAATCGTCATGTCAGTCCTTTATGTTGTCTTGTAATTATGCTAGATCCCAACCACATCAGGTATCCCACTAGTGTCCATCCACATCAAGGGAAACCATTTCGTGATAATGCTTCTACAGCGAG